TGGATCGGCTTTTTGATACTGATTTTATTGGCGCGCATAAAGAATTGTATCAACAGAACTTTATGAAAGCAGTTGATGATCAGTTGGGACAATATGCACCAGCAATAAATGCCCTAATCATGAAATTTACACCCGAGGAATTTACAGACATGTATTATGAGAATCAAGATTTAACAATTGATTATGTATACGGACCTGAATACATGCAACAAAAAGCTGAAGTAATTATCGGTATATTACAAGACTATCTAAGTGCATGAGGTAAATAATGTTATTTTCTGCTGACTTTGAAACTACAACTGATCCAAACGATTGCAGGGTTTGGGCATGGGGTTTATGCGAAATAGGAAATCCAGATAATTTCATTCATGGCACAGATATTGACGGAATGTTTAATTGGATACTTAGCAATGATCCCAAAACAACTCTTTACTTTCACAACCTCAAATTTGACGGAGAGTTTATTTTTGTGTGGTTGTTTAGTAATGGGTTTAAGTACGTTAAGTCACGGAAAGAACTAGAAAATAACACATTTTGTTCGTTAATATCAGACAAGGGACAATTTTATAGTATTGAAATCTGTATATCTAAATCGCAACGTAAAAGAATAAAGATATTTGATTCACTTAAAATTTTGCCGTTTAGTGTGG